TATATTAGCTATAGCTTAATTTTTGTGTCGCTTTTGTGAACACACTATCTCAGCCCGGAGCCAGCCTCACCAGGCCCTCAAACGACTCAGAGTAATCCACTCATTCCCAATCAGATACACGCCGAACCAAAAATGACTCAGAGGTGGAGAGAGGCCCCAAAGAATCGCGACCATTTTTAATGTCGTCGGTTCCCCAAATATTGGGTCCCCGGGGGACAGACTTACGGAGGCCCGTTTCGCGCCACTATCACTCGCACGCGCATGTAGACGTTTAGAGCCCTCAGAGTATACACCAACAAATTAAATCTAATTACTCAGAGGGCTAAGTCTGGCCACGGATCACGTGAATGGTATTAATTAGATAATTAGAGTAACTCAAAGTGGTCAGACAGTTCAGAGCCCAGAGACTTACTGTGGACTTGCTCACGCGCGAACTCTGGTATCTGCAGTCTATTATAGAATCGCGCGCCCCCGGGGGAGATGAGCCCCAGTCCAGACCGGGTCTGCGGTTAGAGCCTTAGCGGTATTAAGAGTATATAGAGTGTGGGGGTTTTCCTTTAGTCGCTGAAAATTTTCCCAAAGTGGAATTTTCCCAAGGACCTTTAATTACTATGAGCGATGAAACAAATCAACAAGTGGATTATATAAGGATTATAAAAGACGATTAAGAAATGAACAAACAAGAAAGACCAGGCAACAAACGATTAAAGTGCATGAATCACGATCCAGAAAACTCAAAATGGGGTGAGTTTGCCCCTTTAGGTGGATGTGATGAAGTAGTTAGCGTTGATCAAAAGACTGACAAAGTTTTATGTTGGCGTTGCACCTCACAAAGCGTGTCTAATATCGGAGGCACCAGAAATCAAGAATAATTACTAACGTTCAAATAAGATACAAATGGACAAGTTTAATGAAGAGCACATGCGTGCGTTAGAACAGAGATATAGTGAACTAGTTAATCCTAGAAAATTAATTGAGTATTTGTCTACTCCCGAGGAATTCGAAGATTGGGCAAGATTGGGAACACCAAGCGATATTAGATCAGCCCTCATCGCATTTGAAAAAGAGGAATTATATGATCACTGTGCAATACTAAAGAAAGTATTGATTAGCATAGAATCAAATGAGTAGTATAGAAGAACAATATCGTGGACTATTGGGTTCACTCTTACATAATTCAGTAAAAAAATCAGATCGCACTGGCACTGGAACACATTCTATTTTTGGAAGACAGATTAGACATGACATGAAACAAGGATTTCCTTTGTTAACTACTAAGCGTATGGCAGTCAAGACGATGATGACTGAATTAAAGTGGTTTCTTAAAGGTGATACTAATATTAAGTACCTTGTTGATAATGGGTGTAGCATTTGGAATGGTGATGCTTATAAAGCATTTAAGAGTACATTTTCGCCAATGCCCGGAATTCAATCATCTTTACCCAGTCAAGATGAATTTATCAACAAAATCAAAACCAATAATGAGTTTGCTCAGAAGTGGGGTGAGTTAGGTCCTATTTATGGAAAGCAATGGAGAGGTTGGTTTGGTTATGATAAAAATGTAGATCCTGTTTTTGTAGATCAAATCGCAAACCTCATCGAAGAACTAAAAACAAATCCTGATTCTCGTAGACTTATGGTTAATGCATGGAATGTTGGAGATTTACCAACTATGGCCCTTCCACCTTGTCATTATGGATTTCAGGTTTACACAAGAAAAACTTCTAGACAAGAAAAGATTGTTAATCCTGGGAAATACAGAGCAATCTCTTTAATGTGGAACCAAAGATCTGTAGATACATTCTTAGGTCTTCCATTTAATATTGCTAGCTATGCGGCACTTTTGTGTTTGATTGCAGAAGAAGTTGATATGATTCCAGATCAATTGATTGGAAACTTAGGTGACGTTCATTTATATTCAAACCACGTTGATCAGGCAAGAGAACAATTAGATCGAGAAATTTATGATTTGCCTACTGTTTCATTTAAGAATGTAAATATATTAGATGGTGAATTTGATTACGAGGTACATGATTATAAATATCATCCAAGTATTAAAGCACCATTAAGTAATTAAACTATAAAATTATGAAAACTATTAAAAAAATATGGAACTATCTAATATGGTTAGAAGAGCAACGAATGAAAGCTGCAATCAAATCAGGAAGCGCTGGTCCATTAATGTAATTTAAATTTATGAAGATAGCATTAATAGCACACGATAATAAAAAAGCTGATATGGTCGCTTTTGTTTCTAAACGATTACCATTCTTTAATAGAGAAGATGTTACGATTGTTACAACTGGTACAACTGGTAAACATTGTAAACATGCTGGCATCAAGAATTTAGAAACTGTATTAAGCGGACCATTAGGTGGTGACGCGCAGATTGCTGCAATGGCAGTTGAAGGTAAAATAGATCTAGTTATTTTTATGAGAGATCCTTTAGATAAACATCCACATGATGTAGATATTTCTATGTTGATGAGATTGTGTGATGTGCATAATATACCACTGGCTACAAATTACAAAACCGCCAGTTACTTAATTAAATACTTAAAACAATCATGAAAAATAGTATCAAAGAACTTCTTAGGCTAGAAGTTGAAGCAATACAAAATATTCCAGTAAATGACTCGTTTGAGAACGCAGTGGATATAATTAAGAATTATGTCCATTCGTCTGAAAAGAATGGGAAAGTAGTATTATCGGGAATGGGTAAAGCTGGTCAGATCGCATTGAATATCTCGACAACGCTTAGTTCTACAGGAACTCCATCGGTTTATTTACACCCAAGTGAAGCACAACATGGTGATTTAGGTATTTTATGCAAAGATGATGTATTAATATTATTGTCAAACTCTGGAAAAACTAGAGAAATATTAGAATTAATAATGTTATCTAGGATTTTGCACCCTGATGTTAAAGTCATTTCTATTACAGGAAAAACAAATAGTCCACTTGCAGAAAATTCAGATGTTGTACTACATACTGGAGATTCTGAAGAAATTTGCCCACTTGGATTAACGCCTACAATTTCAACAACACTGATGACAGTAATTGGTGATATGATTGTGGTTGAGCTTATGAAAAAAATTGGCTTCACTAAAAAAGAATATTCTAAAAGACATCATAGTGGATATTTAGGTCAAAAAAGCAAAGAGTAATGAAAGAGCAATATCCTAAATTAAATAAATTATTAAAGATATTTACGGTAGATAAAAAATTATCTCCATTAGAAAGACTTGCAAATAGATTAGCATACGCTGGAACAACGCTTATTATAGTTTCACCATATCTATTGAAGTATGATGATGTTGGAGCATACACATACATCTTAGGTGGAATACTATCAATTCCACAAGTATGGATTGCAAAACAATGGAACGTAGTTATTATTCACTCTAATTTAGTTTTTGGATATGGACTTTATATTTTAAGAAACACAATATGGCTATAGAAGAAAGACCGTGGGGAGAGTATGAAGTTATTTTAGATGCACCTGATGTAAAAATAAAACTAATAGAAGTTGCACCTAAACAAAGAATGTCATATCAATATCATGAAAAACGGGCCGAAGTATGGACAATAATTCATGGAACATTAACCATTATACTAAATGATGAAACATTATACAGAGGTCCTGGACAATCAATCAAAATTCCATTAGGTGCAAAACACAGAGCATGGAATAATACTGATTTGCCAGTTCATTTTGTTGAAGTTCAAACGGGAACTTATTTTGGTGAAGATGACATAATTAGAATTGAAGACGATTATAAAAGAATATAAATGAAATCACTTGTAATAATTCCAGCGAGATGGAACTCGACCAGATTTCCAGGAAAACCATTAGAATTAATAGGTGAAAAACCTATGATTCAGCATGTTTGGGAAAAAGCATCAAGATCAAATGCTGATGAGGTGTGGATTGCAACAGATGATCAAAGAATATTTGACTGTGCTAAATCATTTGGAGCCGAAGTTATGATGACTACTAATTGTGATACCGGGACTGACAGAGTTATTGAAGTTCAGCAAACATTAGGTAGTGATATAGTGGTAAATGTACAAGGTGATGAGCCATTTATAAATCCAAAAGATATTGATCATGTTATTAGTTTGATAAAATCAAATCCTACAAATACTGTAGCCACATTAAAATCAGATCTAATAGAAAACGAAGCAAACGATAAAAACACAGTTAAGATTATGTCAAATCATGATTCAGGTTCAGTGATAGAGTTTACAAGAAATAATGTAAATGGAAAATCATGGTTTAAACATATAGGAATTTATGGATATTCCTCCAATGTATTAGATAAAATTGCAATATTGTACCCTACAGAAAACGCGATAAATAAATCATTAGAGCAATTGACGTGGATGGAGAATGAAATAGAAATGGTTGCAGGATATACAACATATAAATCATTTGGTATTGACACGCCATCAGATCTAGAACGAGCAAATAATTTTTTAAAATCAAATAAATGATATTACCAACTATTGAACACACTTCGCCATCTTTTATTATGGCGTATCAAATGGATGAAAAAATATGTGACATGATTGTCGATAATTTTGACGATCTTCCCAAACTTACTAACTTTGATGATTTGCGAGGATATCACAGGTTATCAAATGATAAATTAGATCCAGATATTTTAGAAGAATATATGTCTAAAGTTAAAGAAGCATTTAAGGCATATATAAAAGAATATGAATGGAGTAATATTATGACGACTCAATGGAGTTTCTTTCCTCCATTCAATATACAGAAATATGAACCTGGACAAGCATATAATCCAACACACATAGAATGTGGTGGCCCAAGAAAGGGTAAAATACAAAGAAAACTAGCATTCACAACATATCTCAATGATGTTGAAGAGGGCGGAGAAACTGAATTTGTATTACAAGGAATAAAAGTAAAACCAAAAAAAGGACTTACAATTATTTGGCCAGCAGGTTGGACACATCCTCATCATGGAATTCCAGCACCTAATGAAATCAAGTATATCGCTACTGGTTGGGCAGGATATCATCACAGAGACTAATATTTTATGAAGTTCAAAAAATTAACAGGACCACCTAAATTTGAACTTGCACCTTACGTTAAAGAATTTATTGAAAACAACAAAGGATTCGATATGAAAATATATTTAGGGTGTGATAGTCAAAATAAGGCTATTAAAACAGTGTATGCAACTACATTAGTTTTTCATGTTGCGTCAGCAGGATGTCACGTGATATATAAAAAGGAGGAGGTTCCAATTATAAAAGATATGTGGACTAGATTGTGGAAAGAAACTGAAAAATCATGTGAAGTAGCTCTTTATTTAAGAGAACATGGCATAGAAGTTTCTACTATAGATTTAGATTATAATACAGATCCACAGAAAAAATCAAATAAATTAGTTAAAGCTGCAGTTGGATATGTTGAGTCGATGGGATTCAAAGCTAGATGTAAGCCCGATCTTTTACCTGGAGTTTATGCTGCAGATAATATCGTAAACTAATTTTAATAAATACATATAAGAATAGTAAAACAAATATACAATATATGTCATTAGCAGACGGATACGAAAACGAGAAAAATAGAAAAGGAAGTTCAAAGAAAAAAACTACTCCATTCTTAGATGAATTTGGGGAAGATTTAACTTTGGCAGCATCTGAAGGTAAATTAGACCCAATTATCGGGAGAGATAAAGAGATTTATAGAATTTGCCAGATATTAGCTCGTAGAAAGAAAAATAATCCTATTATATTAGGTGACCCAGGAGTTGGTAAAACTGCAATTGTTGAAGCTATTGCTCAACGTATTGTTGATAAGAAAGTTGCAAGAGTTTTGATAAACAAACGACTTATCTCTATCAACATGACAACTATTGTCGCAGGAACTAAATATCGTGGAGAATTTGAAGAGAGAATGAAAAACATTGTCGAAGAACTTAAAAACAATGACAATATTATTATATTCATCGATGAATTACACACTATTGTTGGTGCAGGTGGAGTGAGCGGTGCATTAGATGCATCAAACATTCTTAAACCAGCTTTAGCAAGAGGACAAGTTCAATGTATTGGTGCAACAACATTAGATGAATATAGAGAAAATGTTGAAGATGATGGCGCGTTAACTAGAAGGTTCCAGGAAGTGTTTGTGGATCCACCATCAGTAGATGATACTATTAATATATTAATGCGTATCAAACATAACTACGAAGAATATCACTCTGTAGAATACACAGATGAAGCGATTGACGCGTGTGTTAGAATGAGTGATCGTTACATTAAACAACGTGAATTACCTGATAAAGCTATTGATTTATTAGATGAGGCGGGTGCAAGAACACACTTATTAGAAGTTAAAGTTCCTTCAAGAATCAAAACACTTGAGAAACAAGCTGAAGAAATAAAATCAGAAAAGAAAGCTGCAGTTGAAAAACAAGATTATGAAGTTGCAGCGAGACTTAGAGATGATCAAATTTCTATAGAAGGCAGAATATTAAGTGCGACTAAAGATTGGGAAGAATCTCTTAAGAAATCAAAAAGACAAATTAATATTTCAGACATAGCTGAAACTATTTCAACACAAACAGGAATTCCTGTTAATAAATTAGGAACTGATGATCTTAAGATGATTAAAGCAATGTCTTCAGAAATCAAGAATATGATTATCGGCCAAGACAGAGCAGTAGATGCATTATGTAATGTAATTAAAAGATCTAGAACTGGTGTCGCAAGTCACAAAAAACCAAGTGGTTCTTTTATGTTTTTAGGTCCAACTGGTGTTGGTAAAACTGAAACAGTCAAAGCGTTAGCAGAGTATATGTTCGGAGATATTGATGCAATGATTAGAATTGATATGAGTGAATATCAAGAAAAGTTTAATGTATCTCGTTTAATTGGTTCTCCTCCCGGATATGTTGGTCATGAAGATGGTGGTCAATTAACAGAAGCAGTAAGACGTAAACCATATTCTGTAGTTTTATTCGATGAAATTGAAAAAGCACATCCAGATGTTTTTAACACATTGCTTCAAGTTTTAGATGAAGGTAGATTGACAGATTCTAGTGGTAGAGTTGTAGATTTTACAAACACTATCATTATAATGACATCAAATGTAGGTGCAAGAAAGGTATCAGATTTTGGATCAGGTATTGGATTCTCAAGTAAATCTACTATTGCAGAAGAAAGCAAAAAAATGGATTCTATTATTAAGAAAGAGTTAAAGAATAAATTTAGCCCTGAATTTTTAAACAGATTAGATGATATTGTTTTATTTGATCAATTACAATCAGCAGACATTTTAAAAATTGTACAAATTGAACTTGGTAATTTTACAGAAAGAATGTCAACGGAAGGATACTCGTTTAAATTTCTAAAACCAGCAAAAGACTTTTTAGTAAAAGAAGGATATGATCAAGCATATGGTGCGAGACCCATTAAAAGAGCTATTCAAAGATATGTTGAAGATATAGTTGCTGATGCAATACTAGATCAAGCTTTGATAAAAGGTAAAGAATATACTATTACAAAAAACAAAGACGAAGATAAACTTTTTATTAAATTATAGTATAACTACTATAAACACAATGTAAATGACAGACTTTTCAAAAACATTCAAAGAACTAATAACACAAATTGATATACACGGTGATGTATCGAAACCAAGAGATTTAGAAGTTAAAGAACTTCTTCTAAATAGAGTTGATATAGATCCAACAAAACCTATTGCTCATTTTGAAGCAAGATCTTTTAATTGGAAATACTTTGCAGGTGAAATGGCATGGTATTTACACAGAGATACAGATGTAGATTATATAGGTCAATACTCTGGAATGTGGTCTACATTAACAAATCCAGGTACTAATGAAATCAATTCAAATTATGGTGCATTAGTTCTTAATACAGAACAAATAGGCTGGGTTGTAGATTCACTTTTAGCCGATGACAATAGTCGTCAAGCTATTATGTTTTTTAATCAACCTAAGTTTCAATTTAAAGGCAATAAAGATTTCGTATGTACAATGTATGCAAACTTTTTTATTAGAAATAATAAATTAAACATGAAAATACAAATGAGATCTAATGATATATTTTATGGTCTTACTTTTGATGCACCGTTCTTTTCATTTTTAATGCAATCAGTTTATTTGATTCTTAAAAAACATGACAAATACAAAGACTTAGAGTTAGGTACATATCATCACTTTGCAGATAACATTCATTTTTATGAAAGACATTTTGAATTAGCAAAGAAAATTAAATCTGAAGACGATGCACTAGAATCTAATATTAATACATTAATATTAGAAAAACCATTAGTAGATTATAATGGTACAGATGTGTTCTTAACCGATGAAGGTCTCGAGTTTACACAAAGATTAGATCAAGCACAAGGATCAAAAGGAGTTAATTACAAAAACATTTTAAAAGATTATTTTACAATATAATATGGAACCACCTAAAATATACATAGATCCTCAGAGAATTCTGGCAGAAGATTTTGAAAAGGTTTTGATTTCTAAATATGATATATTTTACAGGCGTATTGTCGAATATATACTAAACATAATAGAAAACAAAGAAGAATCTAATATACTAGCAATTCTTGTAGATGATGAAGGTAGAGAATATGATATGACATTACCAAGAGATGGTTACGAGAAATCATTATTCAAAGCTAAAGAATACTTTACATTGATAGAAGAATATGAGACGTGTGATCTAATTAAACAAATACAAAAACAAATAGCTTAATGAATTACTACCCAAACGATAAAGAATTTCAAAGATTTGCAAAATCTGAGTTTAATATAAGTGGATCTCACATAGATCAGTTTTCTAAACATGTTGAAAAACAAAACTCAATGACTCCATATATTCTTGAAGAAAGAGAAATGAGAGTTACTCAAATGGATATATTTTCTAGATTGATGGCCGATAGATTATTGTGGGTTGCAGGTCCAGTTAATGATGCTATGAGTACTGTTGTTCAAGCACAATTAATGTTTCTATCTAATAATGCAGAAGATGATATCACAATGCATATTGATTCTCCAGGTGGATCAGTTAAATCAGGATTATCTATGGTGGACGTGATGGAATATATACCTTGTGATATACGTACAGTTAACACTGGAATGGCAGCTTCAATGGGATCAGTATTATTAGGAGCTGGAACAAAAGGTAAAAGAGCGTCACTTAGACATTCAACTACAATGTTACATCAATCTTCAGGAGGATTCAGTGGAAATATTCAAGACGCTGAGGTTGATTGGGCAGAGTGGAAAAAAGTAAATATAGAATTATTTAATTTACTAGGAGAGTATTGCGGAAAGAACCCAGAAAGAGTAATGAAAGATGCAACACGTGATTTTTGGTTAAATGCAGAAGAAGCAGTTAAGTATGGAATCATAGACGAGATCATAAAACCAAAACAAAGTTAATATATAGATTATGGCGAGTAGACAAAAAACTAAAGAAGTGTTTATTGAGTTGATTAATTTACAACTAAAACCACATGGTAAAACATATAAAGATGTTGTTAAAGAAAACGACTGGTATATGAAGTATAGTACTACTAGAGAAAAGGAAGCATTGTTTATTAAAGAAGCAACTAAAATACTTAAAACAAAATTAAGAATGAGTAAAGCAGTTGCTGAAAAAGAAATTAGCTGGTTTATTTTACAGTGGGGATTAACTACAAATGCTGAAAATTATTCTGACGAAACGACATTAGTAAAATCAAAATCTGAAAACACTAGAAAGAAGAGTAAATAATATAGGAATATTATAATATAAAAAAAGGACATTATTAATTAAGATAATGTCCTTTTTTAGTTTTTATACAATAGGCAATATGATAAATACAGTATGAGTATTAAAACTAAAATACCGAAATGGTTTAATGAAGGACCAAATGATATTGAGTATCGCACATATAAATTAAAAAGTGTTGTTTCAAATATTAAGGCTACATTAGAATCAGGTGAATTAATTCCAGCATTGTTTGAAATAGACGATACGTTGGATTACTTATATAGATATGATGCTGTTAGAATAACACAAAATCCAAATCCAATAGATCAAATAGTAAGTGGATTTGAAATTCCAGGATTAGAGATATTTTTTCCGGAAGAAGATTTAGAAACAGACGATGTATTAGATTCTATATTGGATGAAGCTATTGATGCGTTCGAAGAACTTCATTCAATGTGCAGAGAAAGGTGGAGACTGATTGAAGAAGGAACTTCGTGTGTATATGTACCAAGTAAAAAGTACTTCTTAAACGATGGTTTTGTGTTTATTAAAACACCTGATAATATGTTACATGTATATCATTTTGTAAAACCAAATAAATATTTTACTAAAGATTGGAAGAAGTTTAATATGACACATATACAGTCTGAAAAATGGTCAGAAAATATTTATTTTAGTAGAATAGAAGAATTAATATCTAAAGATCCAGATAAAATAATAATCAGAACCGATTGCAAAACAGAAACAATATTAGAAAATAACGCAATAGGTGTAATTAATCAAATGATATTTTCTATGCTACATAGAGACTACTCATTTTAACACTGATATATAAACCAAAGAAAAAAACATAATAACAACATGCCAACTGTTTCAAATCAAAACTTAATCGTAGTATTACCAGAATTAGCTAGGATAGTTAGAGGACAATCATCAAGTATTGGAATCACACTACACCAAGACCATGTGGGTAATCAACTAAACATCGGGATAACCGATAACGTAATCGTAGATGTTTATAACGCTGAAAATCAATTAATATATTCAGTAAGTAAATCTAATGGTACCTTATTATTTGGTGCTGCAAATACTGATTTACGAGGTGCTATATCACTTGAATTTAGTGCAGAACAAACTGCTGCATTACCATTTGGAGATTTAAATTTCCATGGTGCTATTAAATGTAAAATCACAGTAGTTAGAGGAATTACACAAACACAACTACCAACATTAAAACTTGCCAACATCTATGATGCTGGTGATAAAATAGGTGATATAGTTGCAAGTAGATTCACATTACCAGGTGCTGTATATAAAGTTAAGTCTTTAAGTTCTACAGACAAACCTGCAGCCGGAGAATTAGTTGTAAATGATGAAGATCCTAACGGTGTTACTAAAATTAGAATTGCTTTAACAGATGATAAAGGATATAGAAATAATTATTTAGAGTCTATATTATTAAATAGAATCAATGTTGACGGAGTTAAAGTTTCTTTATTCTTAACTAACGTAAATAACAATAGTGAATATTCTGTATTTGAAATCAAAAGCTGGTCGTATGTAGATGTATTAAATGTTAATCCTAGTAATCCAATAAACAACGATTCAAGTGATGCTATTGAATTACAAGTACAATCAGAAGGAAATTCATTTATCCCTGGATCTGATTACAAGATCGGAGTAGGTGATGAACTTGGTATATTTAGTGAATCTTATTCTTCACCTTCAGGTATTTCAATTATACCACAAGGCGCTGTAGCTATTGACGATGTTAATAGTCTTACGTTTTCAGGAGGTGCAGTTATTAATAATTTAAATGACGGAAAAGTTGAAGTTGTTTTCCCTTCAGTAACAGTTACAACTTCTGGAACATCTGGTTCTTCAGGAATTGATGGTTCTTCTGGAATTGATGGTGCTAAAGGTGATCAAGGTGATGCTGGTGTTCAAGGTGAACAAGGTATAAGAGGATTAGATGGAACATCTGGTAAAGATGGTGAAACTGGTGGAACTGGAGCACAAGGTCAAGCCGGAACTTCAGGTACTGATGGAACAAGCGGAGTTGATGGAGCGCAAGGTCTAAGAGGATTAGATGGAACTTCAGGTAAAGACGGTTTAGCTGGAACATCTGGTATTAATGGAATTAACGGTCAAGCCGGAACTTCAGGAATTGATGGTGCTAAAGGTGACGATGGAACTTCAGGTATTAACGGAGTTAATGGAGTTAATGGAGTTGACGGTGCTAAAGGTGATCAAGGTGATCAAGGTTTACAAGGACCGCAGGGTATTGCTGGATCTAAAGGAGATGCTGGTGTTAAAGGTGATCAAGGTAATGCTGGAACATCTGGTGTTAGTGGAACATCTGGAACAAATGGAACTTCAGGAATTAATGGAACAAGCGGAGTCAATGGAGCTGACGGTGTACAAGGTCTTAAAGGTGATCAAGGTGCAAGAGGTATTGACGGAACATCAGGTAAAGATGGAGCCAATGGAGTTGATGGAAACCATGGAACTTCAGGAGTTTCAGGTTCTTCAGGAGTTGATGGAACATCTGGTAAAGATGGAATAAACGGAAACGATGGAGTTAAAGGTGACAAAGGTGATCAAGGACTTCCAGGAAATAATGGTAACGATGGAACTTCAGGAGTTAACGGAACTTCAGGAGTTAACGGAACAAGTGGAGTTGACGGTGCTAAAGGTGATCAAGGTAATATTGGTAACAATGGTGTAGACGGAACTTCAGGAGTTAGTGGAACATCTGGTATTGACGGAACTTCAGGAATTAATGGAGTTGACGGAAACGATGGAACTTCAGGTGTTGATGGAACATCAGGAATTAATGGAGCTAAAGGTGATCAAGGTGATCAAGGTCCTCAAGGAGCTAAAGGTGACGCTGGAGCTAATGGAGTTGACGGAAACAATGGAACTTCAGGACTTTCTGGAACATCTGGTATTGACGGAACTTCAGGAGTTAATGGAGTTGACGGAAACGATGGAACTTCAGGACTTTCTGGAACATCAGGAATTAATGGAACATCAGGAATTGATGGAGTTAAAGGTGATCAAGGTGACGCTGGAACTTCTGGAATTAATGGAGTTAAAGGTGATCAAGGTGACGCTGGAACTTCAGGAGTTGATGGAACTTCAGGTGTTGATGGAACTTCTGGAATTAATGGAGTTAAAGGTGATCAAGGTGACGCTGGAACTTCAGGAGTTGATGGAACTTCAGGAGTTGATGGAACATCAGGAGTTGACGGAGCTAAAGGAGACATTGGTGAAAAAGGAGATCAAGGAAATCAAGGTGGTCAAGGTGGTCAAGGACCACAAGGACCTAAAGGTAATACTGGTGACGCTGGAACTTCAGGAGTTGATGGAACTTCTGGAATTAATGGAGTTAAAGGTGATCAAGGTGACGCTGGAACTTCAGGAGTTAATGGAACATCTGGAACAAATGGAACTTCAGGAGTTAATGGAACATCAGGAATTAATGGAGTTAAAGGTGATCAAGGTGACGCCGGAACTTCAGGTATTGATGGTGTTGACGGAGCTAATGGATCCACCGGACCACAAGGACCGGAAGGGCCGCAAGGGCCGGCAGGAGCATCAGGTGCAAATGGATCTGGAATTGCAGGTGGAGGAACAACAGGACAAGCACTTGTTAAATCTTCAAATGTTGATTACGAAGTTGAATGGTCAGACGTTGCAACTGGATCAGGTGGAACTTATTACTGTGTAAGAGCAGAATATACTTCAACACAAGCTTTAGGTGGATGTGAATTTATCGATCCAAGTGGATCAGGTGTATTTGAAACATCTAACGCAACTATAGGAACACGTGCTGGTGATAATCAAGAATTTTCATTCAGTGGTCAAAATCAACCACCAAGAGCAATTCTTGTATATGCATATCAAGCCAACAATTCAAGATACGTTATAACGCATTTAGATGGTGGTGGTAACAACGCATCATTCTATGCACAAGGTATTACAGAATCTGCACACACATCTAACTTTAGTATTGGTAATCAAGTTACAACTGATTTATTCACTAACTTTAGTGCAGCTAAAATTAAATTAGATTTAAGTATGGGTAATATTGATGCAGTAAGAAATGCTGGTGGATTTGGTCAAACAACTAAAGAAGCTCACGCATTTATAATATTCAAATTTTAATAAACTAAACTAAGGGCGACTTCGGTCGCCCAAATAATAATATAGAAAGCAAACTATGTCAACATTTACACCAATAACCTTAAACGGAACTGTATCCTCAATTAGTGGCCAATTGGCTTATGGAGAAAACGATGGAACAGGAATGTCTTTACAGAATCAAACTTATAACATAACGATTTCTGTAAATGCACAATCAACTGGAGATGGTTCCTCTAGAAAAGCAAATGAATATAATGGTATCGACGTTTCTGAAGGAATGTGGATGTCAGATGCTCAAGGTCAAACAATCTTAAGAATTAAATCAATCTCAGCTAAAACTGAAGGTATTGTAGAATTAATTGCAGAAGATGTAGATATGTTATCTTTTAGATTAAATAACATTAATTCTTTTGCACAAGGTGGAGGTATTATTGTATTTAGTAATAATTCTGAAGGAGAAGCAATCATTACTGATACTAGTGCATTTGCTGCAGGAGGTTTAGATAAAGTACAAAGTAGATTTGTTGTAAACGAAGCTGACGATAGAGTTAAATTTTCACATACTTCTGCACCTGCTGTTGACAAAGGTGATATAGTAACAATTAATACAAGTGGAGATTTAGTAAAATTTGGAGCAGTTGGTGCTATAAATCAAAAATTAGGTACGGTATTAGATAGTATCAGAAGTGGTAAAGATTTATTCGTAAAACCATTTAACGATATTATTAGAAATTATAAAAATCCAGAAGCATTAACAGGTTCGCCAGGTTCTATTTATTATACAGACTTAAATAATCCAGGTGAAATCACAACAGTTGCTGGAGGTAAAGCAAGTTATTTACAATTAAATAATAAAATAGCTTCTTCTAAAATAGTAGGAACTGCACTTCCAGGATCTAATGATGTTGTTATCATTAATGGTACTACTGTACACAACGGTCCTAATGGAGATAGTGTAGCTTCTATTAATGATTTTAAAACAAATATCAATAATCTTGGATTAGATGTTACTGCGACTGCGTCAGCAACTCCAGTAAGTATTCAAGGTGGTGATTTTGAACCTAACTATGCAAGTAATGATTATTATGCTGGAAGTGATTCTTATATTGTAACAGGTATACAAGGACAAACTCCTGCAATTGGTGAAATTACAATAGGCGATGGTGTAAATCCACCACAGACTATCTTATTTGATAATCCAGATGATACATTAAACTTAGGAGATACTTACGATGTAATTTCTCCAACTGCAATATTAGCTAAATTTCAAGCGGCTATTAATGCAGGTGGTTTAGATCTTGTAGCTGGATTAGTAACTATGTCTGCATATGATGGACAAACTGTAAAAATCTCAACAAAGGGATCAGCTACTCAAGTTATTTTAACTAATGTAAATCCAGCAGCATTTGGTAATAATGTTGTAGGTGCTAACTCATGGACAGGAATTGGAATGTCAGCTACTGTTGGTTCTCCAGTTTTAACTTTGAACAGAGCAGCTGGTGGTCCAATTGAAATTACTGGTTCACCTATTACTGGTGGATGGATTAATTCTAATGGAGCGGTTTCTTCAAATTCAGGTAGAGTTCCTTATTTATTATTAATTGAATCAAGCGGAGGTTCAACAGGATCAACTGCACGTGGTGTTAATACATCTACAGATTTAAATAAAACATCTAATGTTACGGCTAATGATGGAGATTCAACAGGAATTAATATAACATATACTCCATTTGATGATTCAGTAGTAACCATTAAAGTAAATGGTATGGAAATTAATTTAGGTGACGGAGTTAAAACAGAAGCATCTTATTTTTCAAATGACGGTGGAACATCTGCAAGATTAATTGCAGATATTGAAGCTGGAGATACTCTTTACTGGAACGGCTCGATAGCTGGATATGAGTTAGATGCAACCGATGATATTGACGTTGGATATGAAAAATCTAGCTTAGATTAATATATTATAAAATAAAAGTTATAAACACAAAAAAAGCGCCGGGCATAACTAAAAATGTTCGGCGTTTTTTATATATAATATCAAGAGGACAATAATGTCCTTAGGCCTAAAAATAACACATATAAAACATGGCACAATTAAAAGTAAAACAAATTTCTGATTTCGTATCTGCTGTTGGAATTATCCACAACGGAGCAATCGGAACGGGTACCGTAACGGGTATTTCAGTTGCAAAATCTGAAGCAATTGTTGCTGCTGCTTCTGACGCAACAACAAAAGCTGACGCTGCACAATCTGGAGCTGAAGCTTATGCTGATGGTTTAGCTGGAAACTACGATGCTGCTGGAGCTGCTGCTTCTGCATTATCTAATGCAAAAGTATACGCTGATCAAGCTGAATTAGATGCTGAAGCTGAAGCTGGAAGATTAGATGCAATCGTTCTTTCTTCTGCTAAGTCTTACGCTGACGTTGCTGAAGCTGACGCAATTTCATCTGCAGTTTCTGCGGATGCAGTCGTTCTTTCTTCTGCAAAGTCTCACTCTAACTTACAAAAAGATAGAATTGATGCATTATTATTGGATTCTGACTCTACGTTAGATACATTTGCTGAGATTAAGTCTTTCGTAGATGGATTAGACACTAGTGATGTTGACGGATTATCTGCTGCAATTTCAACAGGTGATTCTACAGCAATTTCAACTGCAGTTTCTGCGGATGCTGTTGTTCTTTCTTCTGCAAAGTCTTACGCTGACGTTGCTGAAGCTGACGCAATCGCCGCTGCTGGAACAGCTGCTGTAAATTACGCTGATGGTTTAGCTGGAAACTACGATGCTGCTGGCGCTGCCGCTGCTGCATTAGCTTCTGCTAAAACTTATGCTGACACTGCTGAATCAGATGCAATCACTTCTGCTAATACTGAAGCTGGAAGATTAGATGCAATCGTTCTTTCTTCTGCTAAGTCTTACGCTGACGTTGCCGAAGCTGACGCTGTATCTACTGCTGCCGCTGATGCAACATCAAAAGCTAACGCTGCACAATCTGCTGCTGAATCAAATGCTGCTGCTGATGCAACATCAAAAGCTAACACTGCATTAGTTGATGGAAAGTCTTACACTGATGGTAGAGAAACTGATATTTTATCTACATTAAGAGGTGAAATTTCTGGACTTGCTGGAACTGATAAGCTTGAGCAAACTGCAACATTTGGTACGGTAACTACGTTTAGCGTTGCAACTGAAATCGACTTAGACAATGACGATATCTTAGTATTCGTTAACGGTTTACAGATTACAGATTACACAACTACAGATGGTGAAAACTTCACTGTTTCTGGTTTAGGTTATGACTTAGAAAGCTCTGATGACATTATCGTTATCGGTGTTGCTGAGTAATAACTCAATCTACAATACTTAATTTAAGTATTAATTATTTTAAAGGCTCGCCCAATCGGGCGGGCCTTTTTAATTAAATATAATATATAATAAAAACCAAATATCGACATGAACATAGGAATTACTATAAGCTTAGGGTCAGAGAATGAAAGTCTTTGGATAAATGGTATAAAGTTAAACGCACTTTATTTATTAAAAGCCCTGAAAGAAATAGGATATAATGCATATTTATTAAATGCAAGTGAGGTCAAAGCTCCTTATGAAAACAAAGTAACATGGGACATTGAACAATTTCCAATATATGATTATTATAATAAGTATGCAGATACAGATCTTATGATTTGGTTGGGTGCAACTTATGGAGATAAAACTATAGAAGAGTTCAAGAAAACTGGCTATGGTAAAAAGGTAGTCAAATATATTTGTGGTAATAATTATATGAATGATTTAGAAGGTTCTATGTTTAATAGTGGGCCAAATGCTACAGGATATAATCAATTATTAGATGAAGCGTGGTATGTTCCACAGCAAGGAGAATTAAACATTGAATATTATAGAGTAATGCACAATTTACCAGCAAATAAAGTAAGGCCAGTTCCTTTTATATGGGATCCTATATTTTTAGATAATACATGTCAAGTCTATAATAACCCAAAAACAGTAATTGAAAATAGACCAATTCCAGTGTATGTTCCTGGAAAAGAAAATAAAGACAAACAAATTGCATGTTTTGAACCTAATATTGGCACACAAAAATGGCACTTTATAAATTTATTAATAGTAGAAGATTATCATAATAATGGAGGTAAATTTAAAAAATTAAATATCATGTGTGGTGAAGACATGTTAAAAAACAAATACTATCAATCTTTATTAACTCACCTTTCATTGTATAAATTATCTGGAACAAAAGATCATAAGCTAACATATCTTCCTAGATTAAGGGCTATTGATGCCATGGCACAATTAACAGATATAGTTATTGCACATCAATATGACAATCCATTAAATTATTCATATTTAGATGCACTCTATTTACAGTTTCCATTAGTACATAACGCAACTATGATTAAAGACGCCGGATATTATTATGATGGTAATTTAATTGGACAGGGTTCTCGAAAACTTAAACAGGCTATCGAAAATCATGACAATAACATGGAATCATATAATGAAAATAGTGAAAAAGTTTTAACTAGATATACTGTGTTTAATGATGGTTTAATAGAAACTTATAAACAATTAATTGAAACTACAATGGGAATTAAAGATCATAAATTAAGTGCTACGTATGATTGGAAAACAAATCTATATAAATAACATATGTCTATTGATCCTAACAAAATAATTTTTAAAAGATTAATTAGAGAGTATGAATTTTTATTAGAAGATTTAGAAGATATAAAAACTGCTAATTCTGAAATAAAAAATAAATTTATGCAAGAACTTTCAGAGATTGATAATGATGGTATATTAGAATCTGAAGAAATGGAAACAGCTGCAGATTCATGGGCAAGTAGCAAGAAAGAAGAAGAGTCTTTAGAAAAAGAAACTAATAAACACCCAGATTTTAAAAAATTATTTAGAAAGGCGGTTGTAAAATGCCACCCCGATAAACTAACACAAGATATTACTCAAGATGAGAAAGATAAATACAAAAAGATATATGAGGATTTGGTAGATGCCAATGAAACTGAAGATTGGGCAAGTTTAATAACATGTGCAATTAAACTAGAAATAGAATTACCTTCTTCGGCATATGATCAAATTAAATCTATAGAAAAAAGTATATTAAAACTAAAAAATAAACAAGAAAATATATTAAACTCAACACCATGGAACTGGTATAAAACGATAAACAATGATTCAAAATTAGATATATTAAAACAACATCTTGATTTTATGTCATTATTAACACGAAAAAAATAATTTTTTTTGTTAGTTTTTTCCAGGGACTAATAAGTTGGTACATTAACAAGATATATAATAATATAACGTAAAAAAGAATAAATCATTCATGTCTCAATTGAAACTAAAACAAATACTTGACTTTTTATCTTCTTCACCAACAACAGGTGAGGTATTGTCATATAATTCAAGTACCGGAAAGTATGAAAACCAACAATTACCAAACACGTTTGGTCTTCCTTATGTTTATAATAGCGCAACAAATCCCACGACAGTTTCTTCTGGTGATTTAGCGTTTGATAATCCTAGTAATCCTAGTAAAATAATCATAAGTGAAACTAATGGTAGAGGTGGTTCTTCAACTGTAACATTAAATACTGCAGTCGCTTCATCGAATAATTATAAATCTATTATTGTATTAGCAAAATCAACTGACGGTAATGCAAATAAATCATTCTATGTAACAGGAAACACAACTGCTTCTGGACAAAGAACATTTAACTTACAACCTATTTCAAGTTCTAATTGGAACAATGTTAGTGATAATGATTCTTTATTTATGTTTATCCAACCTATCGGTGATGTTGGAACATCAGGAACTTCAGGATCAAATGGTTCAAGTGGAAGTTCAGGAACTAATGGAACGAGCGGTGTAAGTGGAACTTCAGGTTCTTCAGGAACTAATGGAACAAGTGGATCTTCAGGAACGAATGGTACATCAGGAACGAATGGAACTAGTGGATCTTCAGGTTTAAGCGGAAGCTCAGGAACAGATGGAACTTCAGGAACGAATGGAACTTCAGGTACTAATGGATCAAGTGGATCTTCAGGAACTGATGGAACAAGTGGAATTAAAGGTGATCAAGGTGATAATTATAGTGGAGCAACTTTATCTGGGAATAATTTAATATTGACACATTCTGTCAATGGGGCTGAAAATGTAGGTAGAGTAGTATATGTTGGAACTTCAGGAACTGATGGTTCAAGCGGAAGTTCAGGTTCAAGCGGATCTTCAGGAATTACAGGTACAATTGCAGTAGGAACAGTATCTACTGGTTTAGAAAATACTCCAGTAAGTGTTACTAATACTGGAACATCAACTGCAGCAGAATTTGATTTTACTATTCCTGTTGGTGCAACTGGAGCAAAAGGTGCTCCTGGAACTCCAGCTATTAATGGAACTAGTGGATCTTCTGGATCTAGTGGTGTTAAAGGAGACAAAGGAGCTCCAGGTTCAAGTGGTACGGATGGTACTTCAGGAACTAACGGAAGTTCAGGAACTGACGGTTCAAGTGGAAGTTCAGGTTCAAGTGGAAGTTCAGGAACTGATGGAACTTCAGGAACGAATGGAACTTCAGGAACTAATGGTACTTCAGGAACTGATGGATCAAGCGGTTCTTCTGGAACTGATGGAAGTTCAGGAACTGACGGAACTTCAGGAACGAATGGAACATCAGGAACGAATGGAACTAGTGGATCTTCAGGTTCAAGCGGAAGCTCAGGAACAGATGGAACTTCAGGAACGAATGGTACTTCAGGAACGAATGGAACTAGTGGAACTAATGGAAGTTCAGGTTCTTCAGGAACTGACGGAACTAGTGGAACTAACGGAAGTTCAGGAACTGACGGAACTAGTGGTACAAACGGTACAAGTGGAACGAATGGAACAAATGGAAGTTCAGGTTCTTCAGGAACAAATGGAACTAATGGATCTTCAGGATCAAGTGGATCTTCAGGTGCACAGGGTAATCCAGGTTGGGGTGTTTCAATGCAAGGACAAGTAGCTACATCATCAAATTTACCAACATCTGGTAATTCAGATGGTGATGCATATATAGTACAATCAGACGATTCTCTTTGGGTATTTACACAAGCAGACGGTTGGATTGGCGGTGGTTCTATTCAAGGACCAGCCGGTTCTTCAGGAACTAACGGAACAAATGGAAGTTCAGGTTCTTCAGGAACTGATGGAACTTCAGGATCAAGTGGAAGTTCAGGTACTGATGGAACTTCAGGAACGAATGGTACAAGTGGAACTAATGGAACTTCAGGATCAAGTGGATCAAGCGGAAGTTCAGGAACTGACGGAACAAGTGGAACTAATGGAACAAGTGGTACTGATGGAACTTCAGGATCAAGTGGATCAAGTGGAAGCTCAGGTACTGACGGAACTTCAGGAACGAATGGAACTTCAGGTTCTTCAGGAACTGATGGGACAAGTGGAACGAATGGAACTTCAGGATCAAGTGGATCAAGCGGAACTTCAGGAACGAATGGAACTTCAGGAACTAACGGAACTTCAGGAACTAACGGAACTTCAGGAACAAATGGAAGTTCAGGTTCTTCAGGAACAAATGGAACTAATGGATCTTCAGGATCAAGTGGATCTTCAGGTTCTTCAGGTCTAAAAGGTAATACTGGTACTTCTAATACATACGCGACTGCAATGAATCAACACACAAAAACAGATTCAAATGTTGAGCATCATGATTTATATTTAACAGGTGCTTTAAAAAGAGATTTTATATCTGTTAACGGTGTTGGAGGTGTTTATGACATCAAACCTGATCAAGGTGACGCATTTATATTTACAGCAACAGGATCAATTGATATTACAATGTCTAATATAGGCAATGACAACGTAGGTCAATCTGGAACTATAGTAATCATAAATGGTGCAGGTGCAGGATACAATGCATTACCATCTAATATGTTAACACCTTCAGGCGCTGACATTCAATGGGTAACTACTCAAGGTGCAATATCTATTATATCATATATTATAGTAGACGTTGACGCAGTATTAGTTAACTACATTGGAAATTTTGCGTAATAATATAATAAATTAGAGGAACAATATGAAGAATATAGGATTTTCAAGAATCGACTTTTGGAGTACCGGAAGTGCACAGAATACATCTAAAGGTACACTTGTAGCTAAGAATACTACTTGGGCTACTTCTAAAACTACATCTGAAAATAGAAATACTTCGAGAACTACTGAAAAGGTACGTAATACTAGTCAATCTACAACAACAACGTGGATAACTACATGGTCAACTAGTAAATCAACTACAACAACTTTCAATACATCTCGTAGTACTAATACTGTATATGCAACTTCAAGATCAACGACAACATCATGGACAACATCATGGAACACATCTAGAGAAACATCTTTAGAAACTGATAGAACTACAACAACAACATGGTCGACTTCTAAAAACACGTCGCAATCAACCGAGAGAACTACAACTACTACATGGACAACTAGCTGGACAACTAGCCAATCTACATTGTATCCTGTTGAAACTACTTGGAATACAAGTCAATCTACATCTAGAACGACAACTACAGTATACACTACATATTGGACTACTTCTTGGAATACAAGTAAATCAACGATTACTTCTTATATTACCACATATACAACAACATGGTCAACTAGTAGAGCTACGACAACGTCATATAATACAACTTGGACAACTAGTAAATCGACAACTAGATCTACTAGTCGTGACACTACAACAACTTTTAATACAAATCAGTCAACGTCTAGAAGCACAACGACTGTATATAATACAACTTGGATTACAAGTCAGACAACGTCTAGAAGTACTGAACATTCAACAACAACTAGATTTAGTACAAGTCAGTCAACATCTCATTCGACAACGACCGTATATAATACAACTTGGATTACAAGTCAGACGACAAGTAAAGTAACTAGTAAATCGACAACGACTACGTTTAATACAAGTCAGTCAACTACTAAATCTACGACGACTACATTTACAACAACATGGTCAACTAGTAAATCAACTTCTAGGTCGACGAATAAATCGACAACGACAACGTTTAACACAAGTCAATCGACAAGTAGATCCACTAAAACAACATGGACTACTACTTGGTCTACTAGTATATTAACATCTAAAGGAACTACAAGAAATACCACAACAACATGGGTAACAAGTAGAGGAACTGATCATACAACGACAACTACATTTAATACGACGTGGTCAACTAGTAAATCGACAACTACTACTTTTAACACTACATGGACAACTTCATGGAACACAACTAGAAGTACTAATCGTTCTACAACAACTACATTCAATACTAGTCAATCAACTTCGCATTCTACAACAACTGCGTGGACAACTACTTGGGTGACAAGTCAAGGAACTAGTAGAGGAACAAGTAAGAATACAACAACTACATTTGCAACTAGCCAAAGTACAGAACATTCTACGACTACGACGTTTAATACAACATGGTCAACTAGTAAATCTACTACAACTTCATGGACTACAACTTTTGGTACAACTTGGAATACAAGTCAGTCAACTAGTAAATCTACGACGACTACATTTACAACAACATGGTCAACTAGTAAATCTACTACAACTTCATGGACAACTTCATGGAACACAACTGTATTGACTTCCAGATCTACTTATAAAAACACAACGACTACGTTTAATACAACATGGTCAACTAGCAGATCGACAACAACTACATTTGCAACTAGTAAATCAACGACTACTACATTTAATACAAGTCAATCAACTAATAAGAATACAACAACTAGTTGGAATACGACTAGATCAACTACAACGACTTGGAACACAACTAGGGCTACGACGACTGTATATAATACTTCATGGAATACAAGTAAGTCAACGACGACTACGTTCAATACAACTAGGTCAACGACGACTACGTTCAATACAACTAAGTCAACAACAACTGTATTTAATACATCTTGGAATACAAGTAAGTCAACGACAACTACGTTTGCAACTAGTAAATCGACAACAACAACATTTATTACTAGTAAAGGTACAGAACATTCGACAACAACTACTTGGAACACAACAAGATCTACTACAACGACTTGGAACACAACTAAGTCAACAACGACTGTGTATAATACTTCATGGAACACAACTAAGTCAACGACAACAACGTTTGCAACTAGTAAATCGACAACGACTACATTTGCAACTAGTCAATCAACTAGTAAGAATACGACAACAACGTTTAATACGACTAAATCTACATTAACTACATGGATTACAAGTAGATCAACTGAACGTGTGACAACAACAACATGGAATACAACACGCGCAACGACGACTACGTTTAATACAACTAAGTCAACAACGACAACGTTTAACACAACTAAGTCAACAACAACTGTATTTAATACGACTTGGAATACGACTAAAAATACAACAACTACGTTTGCAACTAGTCAATCAACTAGAACTACATGGACAACTACATGGAGCACGACGCGATCAACAACAACAACGTTTGCAACTAGTAAAGCGACAATTACAACGTGGTCAACTAGTAGAAGTACAGAACATTCGACAACAACAACGTGGATAACTAGTAAAAATACAACGACTACATTTGCAACTAGTAAATCGACAACGACTACATTTGCAACTAGTAAATCGACAACGACTACATGGACAACTTCTTGGAATACAACAACTACATTTGGAACGAGAAGAAATACATCTGTAGTAACTGATAGAAATACTAGTCAATCGACAACGACTACGTTTAATACTGGATATTCTAAATCAACTACTAAATCAACATCATGGATTACTTTAGTTCCTGCGGATAATAGTTCAGGTGGAGGTGCAGGAGTACTAACTAGTTGGAGCACAACAGTTACATATAACACATCATATTCAACTGGTTATTATCTCAATACTGCTAGAGGTACATATCGTAACACTCTAGAAGAATGTGTAGTTGAAGGAACACTAGTTCATATTGCTGAAGGTGTACAAAGACCAGTTGAAACTCTTCAGGTGGGCCAGTCTATTTTAACTATGGATGGATCGTTTAATGTAGAAGGAATAAACTCTTTAGCAGGAGTTAAAGAAGAAGAGGTATACACAAATGCATTATCTAATGAACATACAGCTGTAAGTATTTGGAGAGCAGACGTAATAGGAACTGTTAATATAAATAACGGCCAATTAAGAACTACTATGGGACACATACACATCATAAAAAGAGATGGTATGTGGCAAGCTAAAACAGCAGAAAACTTAGAAGTCGGTGACGTTATGTTTAAACTTGATTATGGAGAATTTTTCATTGAATCTCTGGAAATGGATGAGGTTAACGAATATAAAGTTTATAAATTAAATGTGGAACCTAATGATACATTCTTTGCAAACGGAATTTTAACACATAATAAAAAAGATGCATTATGTAGTCCAGAGGATTATTGTACTCGAGGCCATCCATGTGAGGATCCAATGCGCCCGTGTTAATAGAGAAGATGAATAAATTAAATATATAAAAAAACAGTAAAAATAGAGGATGCCTACAACATTTTATAATACATCATGGTCGACCGCCTATAGTAGAACTACGTCTAAATCTACTTCTTTTTCAAAGAATACCAGTAGATATACGTCATATAATAGGGCGACTTCTAGAAATACGGCGAAAACTACCTATTGGAATGTAAGTACGAGTAAGGCAACTACAACCTCATGGACTACTAAAGTTACTACTACATGGTTAACTGATATTAATACAACTCGAGCTACAAGTACAAGTAGGTCAACAAATAAAGCGACAACGACTACATGGAATACAAGTACGTCAACGACGACTACGTATAATACAACTAGAACAACCGAAGAAAAATGGAACACAACTAGGGCTACGACGACTGTATATAACACATCTTGGAATACAAGTAAGAATACGACGACGACGTATAATACAACTCGTGCAACGACGACTACGTTTAATACAAGTCAGGTAACTAGTAAGAATACGACAACTACTTGGAACACAACAAGATCTACTACAACTACATGGGCAACTAGCCAAAGCACTTCGCGTGCAACGACTACTACGTTTAATACAACTCGAGCTACAACGACTACATTTGCAACTAGTAAATCGACAACAACTACATGGGCAACTGGTCAATCGACAACGACTGTATTTAATACGTCTTGGAATACAAGTAAGAATACGACGACGACGTTTAATACGACTAAAACTACAGTAACTACATGGACAACTTCATGGAATACAACTCGAGCTACAACTACTACGTTTAATACAACTCGAGCTACAACTACTACGTGGTCTACAAGTCAGTCAACGTCTCATTCGACAACGACTACATTTGCAACTAGTAAATCGACAACGACTACGTTTAAAACTAGTAAATCTACGACTACATCGTATAACACATCTTGGAATACAACTAGGTCAACGACAACAACGTTTAATACAACTAAGTCAACAACGACTACGTTTATAACTAGTCAGTCAACATCGCGTGCTACTACAACTACATGGGCAACTAGTAAATCTACGACTACTACATGGGCAACAAGTAAATCTACTACAACAACATTTGTAACTAGTAGAAGTACAGAACATTCTACGACTACTACATTTGCAACAAGTAAATCGACAACAACTACGTTTATAACTAGTCAGTCAACTAGAACCACTTGGACTACAACATGGTCAACTAATAGATCAACGACAACAACGTTCAATACAACTAAGTCAACAACGACTACATTTAACACAAGTCAATCGACAAGTAAATCCACTAAAACAACATGGACAACTTCTTGGAATACTGTCAGAGGAACTAGTAAAGTAACTAGTAAATCGACAACAACTACGTTTAACACAAGTCAATCGACGAGTAGAGCAACTACAACAACATGGACTACTACTTGGGCAACATCAAGAAATACAACTAGAGGAACTAGTAAAACGACAACGACTACGTTTAACACAAGTCAATCGACGAGTAGAGCAACGACTACTGTTTATAATACTTCATGGAACACAACGAGAACTACGTTAACTTCATATACTACTTCATGGACTACTTCATGGAATACAAGTAAAGGTACATCTAAAACTACAACAACAGTTTATAACACAACATGGTCGACGAGTAAATCTACTGTAACTACATTTAATACTACTTGGATAACAAGTCAGAGTACAACGAGGTCAACTAATAGAACGACAACGACTACTTTTAATACAAGTCAGTCTACTTCTAGAACAACGACTACATCGTATAACACATCTTGGAATACTACAAGATCAACTGAAACTGCATGGACTACTTCATGGGTGACAACGTTTAATACAAATCAGTCAACGTTTAAAAATACAACGACTACGTTTACAACAACATGGTCAACTAGTAAATCTACAACGACTACTTTTACAACTACGTTTACAACTACGTTTAATACTAATCAGTCAACTAGTAAATCTACAACGACTACGTTTAATACAACATGGTCAACTAGTAGAGCAACGACTACAAGTTATACAACTTCATGGACAACTTCATGGAACACAACTAGAGGAACAGAACATGTAACGACTACAGTTTATAACACATCTTGGAATACAACTAGATCGACAACTACTGTTTACAATACTTCATGGACAACTTCATGGAACACGACTAGAGGAACAGAACATGAAACTACAACTACGTTTACAACAACATGGTCAACTAGTAAATCAACTGTAACTACGTTCAACACTACTTGGACTACTTCATGGAACACAACTTATGGAACGTCTCATTCAACTACGACAACGTTTAATACGTCTCAGTCTACAAATCATGGAACGTCTCATTCGACAGTAACTATATGGAGTACATCTAGAGGAACTAACAAAGGAACAGAACACGCAACGACAACTGCATGGACAACGACTTGGGAAACTAGTAGAATTACGAACTATTCACGTACGACATCGTGGACTACGCAATATCAAACTAGTAAATCAACGGTAACTACATTTAACACAACGTGGTTAACAACATTTAATACTAATCAGTCAACAACAACTGCATGGGTAACATCGTGGGTGACAACATTTAGTACGTCTCAAACAACGTCTAAAACGACAACGACTACATTTAACACAAGTCACTCGACAACGACAACGTTTAATACGACTAGATCAACTACGACTACATTCAATACGAATGCAGCCACATCTAAATCGACAACGACAACGTGGTCAACTATTTATAGTGTTACTACTTCGTGGAATACTGCATGGAACACAACAACAACGTGGAACACGACGAGATCTACAACAAGTGCTATTACTACAACGTGGAGTACAGATTACGAAGTGCAAGAAACTTGGTATTCAACTAACGCGCCATTAGATGTTTATAGTACAAATAGACAATGGAGAGTAAACAGTTATAACGGTAACTAGAAATAACTCAATTAATTTAAAAAGCATACTTCGGTATGCTTTTTTTTTGCTCTAAAATAAATGAGATAAATAATTAAACAAACACAGATTATTGTGTATAACTATTAAATTACTTTTTATATATGGAAATGTTTAACAAAAAGGTTCTAGATGAAAGAATTGGGCCTCTAAAGAAAAATACAAAATTAGAACCGCTTGAACAAGTAGAGCGATACGTTTTAAGAAAATGTAGAGAACTTGGATTAGAACACAGTTATGATGTTATAGCAGAAGAAATGCCATACTTCAAAACAATGGGATATACAGAATATGCCACTTGTTTTTTACTGCAACCACTAAACCTTAAAATGAGAAGAGAGCAAGTAGCCGACGCGTTAGCACATGATGTCGAACATGTTTCTGATTGGGTATCTTATTTTAGAGAAAACATAGAAAAAGACCAAGCTAATAAATATCAAAAGCGTAACAAAGACTTCGACAGATATGAAGATAAAAGCACTTTGGTTATTTTACCAGGTTCAAATAAGCTTAAAGAAAACTGTTGTTTAAATAAATTAATTGAAGTTGCTGAGAAACACAAAGGCGATGTTTATTTTAAACCACATCCTATTACTACACATGCAGTCATAGGCGAAATTAAAGATTTATTTGGTGAAGAATCTATTTTACCTAGAGACATAGATCTTTATTACTTTTTACAAAAAGCTAAAACAGTATATAGCACACATATTAGTGAAAGCGCATTATATTCTGTTGTCCTTGAAAAAGAAGTTTATCCAATGGATGTGTGGAATAATATAAGTAGAGGATCTTTTTATACTATAAACTCCAGTCTTTATGATAATAAAGAAAGAGGCGCAGAATGGATTAATCAAGTATTTTCTAGTTACAAATCTGGAATTATAAATCCAGCTATTGATGAAGATTGGAAAGGTAAAGTAGATGATTACATGAATTATATGTATGAAAAAAGAGAATATTACAAAGGTTGGTTTATAGACGCTCCGCCTAAAGTTAAAAGAAATAAGAACTAAATTATAAATTAAACCTACACTCGTGTGGGTTTTTTTTGCTACATTAATAATGAGAATATTATTTTATGCGGGCTATCAAAAGAATAAATTTGATGGTGATACAAATGAAGGATTAGCAGGAACTGAAATTGCTATAATTAATATAGCCGAAGAGATGGTTAAATTTGGTTATAAGGTTGTGGTTTCTGGTGAAGTAAAAGATTCTGGTTTAATTAATGGAGTAGAATGGATATCAACACATGAATTACATGAAAAATATTTTGATCAGTTTGATTATATTATATCTGCAAGTTATATTCATTTTTTAAAAGAGTTTGAAAGATATTCAGCAAAGAAAGTATTTTGGGCACATAATACACATCATCACCCATGGTGGAATCACGAAGTGTTAGAAGACGCAAACATTTTAACACAACAAGTTGATCATACAATTTGTTTGACTAATTGGCATAAGAATCACTGGGCGCATACATATAATATACCTTTAAATAAAATCTCAGTAATTGGTAATGCTATTGATCCTTCAGCGTTTAGCGGTACTCCTGAAAAAATTAAAGGTAAATTTATATATAGTTCTGCACCCGAACGCGGCTTATTAGAATTATTAAAAAACTGGCCAAAGATAAAAACTATAATGCCACATGCAACGCTAGACATATATTCTCCTGGTTATTCTATAGCAAATCATACCGACTATTCATTTAATAAGTTTAAAGAAGTAACATATCACGGCACTGTAGATCAAAAAACATTACATAATGCTATGTTACGTGCAGAATATTGGTGTTATATAACTGATTATGAAGAAACATATTGTATAACTGCACTTGAAATGCAATATGCCAAAGTATTACCTATTGTTACTAAAGTGGCTGCATTAAAAGAAACTGTAAATAGCGGAGTTATTTTAGAAAGAAATGAAACAAATTGGAATCAGGTTATACAAATACTAGGTACACTAAGTAGTGGACTTAAAGATAAATCAATCAATGATGCTTATAAATGGTCTAAACAACAAACATGGAACGCTAGATCATATGATTGGAAAAACACATTAGAATCTATATGAAAATAGATAAAATTTATATTATAAGTTTGAATGCTGGTGATCCAAGTGTTCAGAGAAATATTGCCGCAAAGGTAGATCATCTTGGTATGCCATATTCTGTAGGATGGGAAATAGTTCAAGGTTTTGATGGAACTTCAGGTAATTTATTAGATGGACACAGTGTGTATAATTTATGGAATTTAGGATCTGATTCATGGAATGATTGGTGGAAAAGAGATGTTACTGGCGGAGAAGCAGGTTGTGCAATTAGTCACTTAAATATATGGAAAAGTATAATAAAAGACGATGTCAATTGTGCATTAATATTAGAAGATGATTTTGTTTCAGTAACTCCACTTACAAATCCAGTTATTCCAAACACAGAATGGGATATTGCATTTTTAGGCAGAAATGCTATATGTCCTAAGGATGAAAAAAGAATTGACGTAAGTAATAAATGGGTAACAGCACTTAGTAGTTATAATACACATGCGTATGTAATTAAAAGAGACGCTGCGAAAACGTTAGTCAATGATTACAACTTTCAACAAAATCTAATTGCGCCCGATGAATTCTTAACGGCAACATATACAGATCATAGAAGACAAGATATTAATATACTGTTTCCACCAAAACTTAAAGCGATAGCTCCAGTTAATAATTGGATAGAACAAAATAGACCACATGAAAAATCCACGACAGAACCAAATGATGCCAATATTAATTTATTGAAAAAACAACCTTATTTCGAAATACTAGATGACAATGATTGGGATTCATGGAAATCAAAGTATGTAAACGAAACAGTGGCTAAGGGTGAATATGATTTAATGATAGATGATATAGGAAATAATATATATGAATTTCCATTATTTACCGAAAAGTTCTGTAAAGAAGCAGTTGCTTTAGCAGAGGTTATGAATAAGTGGACAAAAGACAGACATGAATTTTATCCAACAAATGACGTCTTATTACCAGAAATAGGATTAGATAATATTTATAATAGAGTTATAAAAGAAATAGTTTCCCCACTTTGTATACATTTATGGGAATTAGAAGGTGCAGGTTGGGATAATATGAATACCGAAAACTTTATGGTAAGATATACTACTGATAGACAATCTCATTTAAGTTTACATCATGACTTTAGTCATATTACAATGGTAGTAAAATTAAATGATGAGTTTGATGGTGGCGGCACGTGGTTTCCAAAATATAAAATATTAGCAAATCCAAAATTAGTAGGTACTGCAACTATTCACCCTGGAATGATCACACATAAGCATGGTGCCAGACCAATACATAGTGGGAAAAGATATATCAACGTATCATTTATGAGAAAGAATAATTAACAAAACAAAACAATATGAAAAAAGAGATTACGTTTAACGAGATCGTTGGAGATGACGGGCATTTAGTGTCGCCTGTCTTAAAGAATGGCGCTAAGAATTACTTAATTGATATTGACGGTACAATTACTGATGATGTACCAAACGAAGAACCAGAAAGAATGTCAGTAGTATTACCATACGAAGGTGCTGTAGAAACTCTTAATAGATGGTATGACGAAGGACATGTAGTTACATTCTTTACGTCAAGAACTGAAGACGTGAGAGATATTACAGAAACATGGCTAAATAAACACGGTTTTAAATATCATGGCTTATTAATGGGTAAACCAAGAGGTGGTAATTATCATTGGGTTGATAACCACATTGTCAAAGGTACAAGATATGAAGGTAAGTGGGCAGATTTAGTTAGAGAAGAGAGAACGATAGAAGTGTTTCCTTCGTAGATATATATTAAATGAGAAGCATATACACATTTGAAGATTTTATTTTAGAAGCCGATGAAACTGATCAGCTTAAAAAAATCTGCATCGCAGTTTCTGTAGAAATGCCAGATAATAAGTATGTATATGATTCTAAATATAACGTCTCAAAAGTATTTGAATTATTAGATAAAAATAAAAAAGCAGAACCTTCTGAAACACCAGTTCTTAATTATGCCAATTGGAAAATTGAGAAAATGATAAAAGACGGATGGGATTCTAAATTTATTTATAATTCAATTGAAGCTAAACAAAGAGTTTCTTCCAAAGTAAAATGGTGCAAAACTCATGAAGAATCTGAGCATACACCTAAGGTAGTTTTTGATAAATCAAATCTAAAAGAACTTAAATATCCTATCATAGCTAAACCAGATAATAGATATAGTGGACAGGGTATTATGGTTTTTAAAGAAGAAAAGGATTTAGAAGGTGTTGATTTAGATCAGTTTTCAGTTTTCTCAGAAAAGATAAATATCGTAGATGAACTTAGAATTTATTGTTGGAAAGGAAAACCTTTGATGCTAGTATATAGAGTGCCTGCAAATGAAGAAACAAAAAATCTATCTAAAAAAGCAGATGATAAACTGGTATTTAATTACGAATTATCAAAGTCACCTATAACAGAAAATTTAGTTAGTGTTGTTGAAGAATTTTCAAAAGAACATAATGATTTAGATTTTTATTCGGTAGATATTGTTATAGATGATAAAGATCATCCTTATGTTATTGAAATGTCATCAGAACCTGGACCAGTCTTCGGTGTTATGGGACATGTATATAAAGAAATGTATAAGGACTATTATGGAGAAGATGTTTCGGATAAAACTAATAAAATAATTGACGCTTATATAGAAGAGGATATTAATACAACGATTGCTTCAGATGAATCTAGATTCAAAAGAAGATAAATCGAATAAATAAAAAGATAAATAGAAAGAATTAAAAATAGAATTATGGCAGAACCTAATATGAACTGTATGATTGTTAATGTGTGGATACATCACATGCAAATAGATGAACTATTCGATTTCTTAAATATGAGAATAGATCGTGCACCATTTTATTGGTTAAATGAAGCATCAGTGCCTACATCAATCACGGGTGGTTATGTTATGATTTCGTTAACTTATGATTCTTATTCTCATTTATCTTCTAACAGAAACTGGGACGAAGCTCCTGGTTGGATAAAACAATAATATGAAAAAACAAACAAACATGAAAGCGTTTCTTTTAAATTATAAAGGAACGAAGTACAAAGCGAACACCCTTATCGGTGTTATTTGGAAGTTTATTACTAAGAAGAAATAAACAAATCCTAAAAAGAGAGTATAAAGAACGTCTAGATTAATCTAGGCGTTTTTTAGGATTAAAACAAATATATGTATACACTAAGCGAACTTCAACAGATGATCTTCATTGACATCGAAACCAGTACACAAAAAGAAACATTCCAGGAGATCATAGATGATAACCCTGCTCTCGAAGAGTATTGGAATATAAAATCTACGCAACTTATTGAAAGTCAGCCAGAAACTCTTAAAGACTTTACTGATCCACACAAAATGTGGTCTCGTATGGCAGGACTTTATCCAGAATGGGGTAAAATAGTTTGTATTTCTGTAGGTCAATTAAAGTTTGATGAGACTGGATTTCCTAATGACTTTAAAGCAATGTCATTTAGTGGAACAGATGAGGCTCAGGTTCTTAAAGACTTTTCACAAACTGCTGCCAAGATTATGCAGAAATATCCTAAAATGAAATGGGTCGGCCATAATATTAAAGGATTTGATTTACCTTATATTATTAAGAGATCATTAATCAATGAGATACAGGTTCCTTCTGCATTTCATTTACACAAACAAAAACCATGGGAAAACTGTTTACTAGACACACAAGATGTTTGGAAATTTGGTGGATGGAACTCTGCTAAATTAGGTTTAATTTCAGAACTCTTAGGTATTCCATCTCCTAAAGATGCAATGTCAGGTCCAGAAGTAAATGAATATTATTGGAACGATAGGTTAGAAGAAATAAAAACATATTGTGAAAAAGATATTCAAGCGACCGCTAACATTATGTTAAAAATGAGTGGTATGCCAATTATAGAAGCTCTTCCATTTTAAAATGACATCATGTCATTTAATTTGAAAAATATATGACACTAAGTCTTAATGCTTAGTTTGGTATAATATTTTCAGTATACTATACGAGCACGTTGCTCAAATAATTATAAAAAAAATCAAACTATGTTTTACACAACAAACGACCACCTTGACACCATTTTCAGGGGATTACAAGAACCTCTATGGAAAACTGGAAAATTAATAAGCGATCATCTTACTGATTTTCATTACGAAGACGGAGTATTTACTATGGCACTTCCTGGATTTTCTAAAAAAGATTTAGACATTGAAATGGAAGGATCTACATTAAAGATCTCTGCAGACATTAAAGAAAAAGATGAAACGCTATATAAGAAATCATTTGAAAAGAAATTTAGAGCATCTAATATTGATGTTGAAAGTGTTACAGCAAACATGTCAGACGGTATCCTAACTATTATGTTAGATAAGAAAGTTAATCCAAAGAAGATTAAAGTAATATAATTAAAGCGGCTTATGCCGCTTTTTTTTTGAAAATAAATCACCCAGATTTTTTTATGTCATTTATTTGTGGTATATTTAAGTATAATTAAAAAAGCTAAAAGATATGTCAACAGAACTTAAATCACTTAAAGGCCAATTTCACAGTCAAAAGACAAATGAAATGGAAAACACTGAAATGTCACTAACTAGATTTAGTGGGGGTAAAGAAGGTATGAAAGTACAATTAACGATGAGATCTCAAGGAGATTTCTTTACACACATTACTCTTAATAAAAAAGAGATTAAAAAGTTAATCAAAGAACTTCAAGAAAACTTTGAACTTTAATATGAATCTGCCAACAGATTATACAAAACTAAATGCTAAGCAGAAAAAGCTAGTTAGAGAATTGTATATTAAAGAACAAGATAATAATTGTTGGGCATGTGGTGAATCATTGAGTGGAGATCCTAGACAGGATATAATGGAAGCTAAGATTAATTACAAATTATTCCCACCAGGTTTCTTAAAGAATCCTATTCATTTACAACATGATCACGACACTAATATGACCGAAGGCGCAGTACATTCTAAGTGCAATGCAGTTTTATGGGAATATTTTGGAAAATAAATCACCCAGATTTTTTTATGTCAATAATTTTGTGTATATTAGTAGTATAATTAAAAGAAGATGATAACTAAGGACACATTAGAACGGTATGTTAAAGAAGGTTGGTTAATTAAACAATCACATCCTACTTTACCTTTAAGTATTTACAATTACTCCCAAGCCACCCAATACGCGGCTAAATGGGATGAGGTCACACTTGCGTGCCGCGGTCTAATCACTGATGATGAGACTGGCATGGTTATTATTAAACCTTTCTCAAAGTTCTTTAATTACGAAGAGATGCCAAATGAAGTTCCATGGACCTCATCTGAATATGTATATGTTCAAGAGAAAATGGACGGATCTTTAGGTATCTTATTCAATTACAGTGGAGAATGGATCATGGCAACTCGTGGTTCTTTTACTTCTGACCAAGCTATCAGGGGTATGGAAATATTGAAGTCTAAATATATTTTAGATGCATTTGAACCTTCAGTTGCTTATATTTGTGAGATCATTTACCCAGAAAATAGAATTGTTGTTAACTATAATAAAGAGAAGATTGCGTTTTTAGGAGCAGTGATCAATTGGACATTTAATGGTTGGAAAGAATCTGATTGGAGTGAATTACATTGGACTACAGCGCAGGCTTACTTTAAAATGTCAGGTATTAAAAAGTCTGATATTGTTGAGACTAAACAAATCTTTAAAGAAGACTTGGGTCATGAGTTGTATAAAGAATTAAAAGACTTGAATGCTGAGAATAGAGAGGGTTACGTATTGCGTTTTCACCCATCTAATACTCGCGTTAAGATCAAGTTCACTGACTATGTTAAATTACATCACATATTAACTAATTGCTCTTCATATGATATTTGGGAGAACTTAAGGACTTTTGGTAAATTGCCTGAAGAATTTTTAACTGATGTTCCAGATGAGTTCTATGAATGGGTTAAAAAGATTGAAGCAATGCTTAATAAACAATACGACTTTGTATTGCGCCAACACATGGCATACATGTCGTCTATTCTCAGAGATGGGATGTTAACTCAAAAAGAATTTGCACTTAGAGTATTAGATCTCAAAGATGTTAATCACGGTCTTATTTTCGCAATGTATAATGCTAAAGATGATAAGATACAAGAAATTATTTGGAAAATTATTAAACCAGAATACGAAAAACCATTTACAATATGAAAGAATTATTTTTATTAAGAGGTCTACCAGGTAGTGGTAAGTCTACATTAGCGAAATCATTGGGCGGTTTCCATGTTGAAGCCGACATGTTCTTTATGAAAGACGGTGAATACCGATTTGACGGTTCTAAACTAAAAGATGCACACGAGTGGTGCCAAAATGAAGTTAATTTAGCCATGATTTTGAATCATACTACTGGTGCAAATAATAAAATTGTGGTCTCTAATACATTTACACAAGAATGGGAAATGAAGGCTTACACTGATTTGGCCGAGTCATATGATTACAATGTATTCTCCTTGATTGTAGAAAACAGACACGGTGGTGTTAATGACCATGGTGTTCCAGAAGAGGCTTTAACTCGAATGAGAAATCGTTTTGAAATAAAACTTTAACTTTTGAAACTTTTTTTGCAAAAAAATGCGCAAAGGTTTTTTTATGTCAATTATTTTGTGTATATTAGCAGTATAATTAAAACAATAAGATATGATAAATTTAGATTACGCTAAAATTAGCGATGTAGAAGTAGACGGAATAGACACTAGAGATTACCCAGATTTTTGTGATGCATTTATCTCATATGCGGAATATGATGGTAGAGAAATGACAGACGAGGAATTGGATACGTTAAACGAAGACAGCGATTTTGTTTATGAAGCTGTACAAAATTATTTATTTTAATATATAATACATGAAAGAAGACGATTTCAATTTTGATGAATTTATGGAAAATAGCAATAGTGATTTCGAAATGAAACTTGAAGAATACAAGGATCGTATGATTCGATTAGCTATTGAAACTAATTATGCACAAATAGAAAAGAACGGTATTAATGATTGGCATCTTAGGCATATGGATCCTACAGAATTAATTTCATTAAACGGAACTTTTAAAATGATGCTTGATTATTTTGAAGAAAATGAAGAGTACGAGAAGTGTGCTAATATCATGAAACAATTAAATACTATAGATTCTATTATGTCTCCAAAGCGAGATATATAAAGTATGAAGTATATAAAATTATTTGAAGAGGATAGGGCAGATCTTAAAAACGAAAATCCTCTTTTAATTAAAATAAGGCATTTTGGTGGAAGTGTTAAAAGCCTAGATGATTGGTTACGATCAAAGATAGGTGAAACAAATCCGTACAAAGACACTATAATGGTAAACGGTCCACATATGGGAAAGAAAGATAAATCTTTGCCATATCAAGATTTCCAAAATGGAGAATCGGATTTAGTAAAGAATAATTATGGAAGATAAAATAGCAAAAGAAATAGCGGTTCAATTAAAAAGAATAGCAGACGCATTAGAAAAATCTAATAAAAATTCAGAAACATCTGAAAAAAGAAATGCTGTTATTGGTAAACTTCAAGAAAAAAATCTAAAAGCAGATCTAAGAGAAAAACTTAATTTAGATCAAGCAGATTACACGCCACATCCTAATTCTCCTAGATTTAAAACAGATGATGGATCCTTATAGTGTATTAGGTGTCGATAAAACATCTTCACAGGATGACATTAAAAAAGCATATAGGAAACTAGCCAAAGAATATCATCCTGATAAAAACGATGGCAATGACGAAAGATTTAAAGAGATTGCTGACGCTTATGAAAAAATAGGCGATGATTCTTCGAGGCAAAAATATGACTCAGCCTCTAACTTTCAAAATTTTAACGGATTTAGTGATGGAAATATTAACATGTCAGATCTTTTTGATCAGGTATTTGGTAATGCATTTGGATCCAGACAATCATCCAAGGGTCAAGACTTAAGATTAGATTTACATTTAAGTTTTGATGAAGCTTACGCTGGAACTTCTAAAAAGTTTGCAGTTAATGGTCAAGATATTAAAGTTGATTTTAAAGCTGGACTTAAAACAGGAATGAAACTAAGAGTCACAGGAAAGGGACAACCTCATCAATATAATTCTACACTACCAAACGGCGATCTAATTATTCACATACATGTGATGCATAATAGTAATTGGATTTTGCAAGACAATGATATTTGGTTAGATTTAAATTTATCGTGGGAAGATATATTTTTAGGAACTAAAATAAATGTAAATACACCTGAAGGTCCACTTTATATTAATGTACCTGAGAATAGTTATCCTGGAAAAGTTCTTAGAATCAGAGATCGAGGATATCCAATATATGGCACCGAAAAAAAAGGTGCACTTTTATGTAAATTAAATGCTTCTTATTTTGAACTTAATTCCGAACAACTGGAATATATAAAGAAAGTAAAGAGCATAAAAGATGAATGATTACACATTTAGCGACGATAGTAAAAAATGGTTTAGAATATTCGATGGACTCATAGTTAATAATGAGGATATGTTTTTCAATGCATTGTATATGGCCATCACACATCATCCAACTTATGTAATTGCTTCAGATTTAGAAGACGAACGCAAGATCACTATTTTAGGTGCAATGTTAAAGCACTTTGAAGAAAAAGAAGAATTCGAAAAATGCGCCAGTATTTATAACATTAAAAAACAGATTAAAACAATATGCTAATAATAGAAGTAGATAGGGGAAATATAGAGAAGGCACTGAAACAGTATAAAAGAAAGGTTAGAAATACTAAACAAATAAATCACTTAAGAGATCAACAAGATTTCACCAAGCCATCAGCAAAGAAACGTCTTAAGATGCAAAAAGCCAAGTACTTACAATCTAAAAATCAACCGGAATGATATATTAATAAATTATCCTAATATATTGATTCAATTTCTATATTAGGTAAATCGTATATTAATATATACAAAGTAGCAACTAAGTTGCAACTAAAAACAAAAGGTAATTTTAAGATGGCAGGCTTTATTTCAAGTTCAGATAAAGATAGTTTGATGAGAGCTAGTTACTACCAGATAACTAGAAATTTTACTAAGACAGTAAATAGATTCATCGCATTCAAGGATACAGATCGTATCGTTGAAATTCCTCATGGAATAAAACAGCGTTCTAAATTTATTGACCTAATGATCAAATACTTCGAATCATTAGAAGAGTACGAAAAATGTACTAAGCTGGTAAAACTAAAAGAACTTGTCATAATGGCAGGGGATTAATTATAAAAACAATTATTAAATGAGTAGAGGAACAGAAAAGCAAACAAGACAATCTAAAAACGGAACAATAGATTCCGGATTAAAAAGAGTTACACTTAGACAATCCCAACATAAATACGTAAACCAAATAGAAGAAAACGAAATAACATTTTGCTACGGTCCAGCAGGAACATCAAAAACATTTACGGCATGTTTCGTAGCACTTAAATTACTACAAGAAAAGAAAATAAAAGAAATTATCCTTTGTAAACCAATACAAGAAGCAGGTGAAAAGTTAGGATTTTTACCAGGAACAAAAGAAGAAAAGATCGACCCCTATATGAATTCGTATATTTCGAATATCACTAAAATAGTAGGAGGTCAACAAGCAAAATATTTATTTGATAGCAAAACAATTAGATTTGAGCCACTTGCATATATGAGAGGTGATACGTTTGATGATGCTCTTATGGTTTTAGATGAAGCACAAAATGCAACATTTAAACAATTAATGTTATTTGTAACTAGAATGGGTAAATCAAGTAAAGTTGTGGTTACAGGTGATGTCAGCCAACATGATATTGCTAAACAACACGTAGGTTTACCAGGATTCATAGAGATTATGCAGGGTGTAAAAGGAATTGGTGTACATATATTTAGTAATAAAGATATTGTAAGAGCTAAGATCTTACAGGAAGTTGTACAGAGATACGATGAATGGAAATCAAAAAACGAAAACAAATTTTAGAAACCTTTTAATGATTCCGTATATAAGTACTAAACATACTATATATGGAATCATATCAAATCTTATTAAAGCACAGCCACTCAGGAAATCCAGACATAACTGAAATCGGATTAGACGAAGCTGGAAGAGGTGCTTTATCAGGGCCAGTAACCGTAGCAGCATGCATCATGCCATATGGATTTCAACACGAACTTGTTAAAGACTCAAAATTATTAAGTGAGCCCCAAAGAGTAGCTGCAAGACAATTGGTTTTAGATAACTGCATTGCATACTCTATTAAACATGTCAGTGTTGAAGACATTGAAAATACCAATATTTTAAAAGCAACATTAGAAGGTATGCGCAGGTGCCTAGAAGATGTAAAGGATAATTTAATTGATTTTGATTTTATTCTTGTAGACGGAGATCAATTCCATGGATTTGATGGAATTCCATTTGAAACAGTAGTAGGTGGAGATAATACATATGTATCAATTGCTGCAGCTTCTATTCTGGCCAAAACAGAAAGAGACTTGCTTATGAAAGAATTAAGCACTGATTTTCCAGCATATGGTTGGGGGTCAAACAAAGGATATGGTACTAAACAACATAGAGATGCTATATTAAGTGAAGGTGCTACACCTCATCATAGAAATTCCTTTATAAGCCATATGTTAACTAAAACCAACACATTATTTTGAGAGGATTATTAATAGGAATGTTATTGTTCTTTGGTGGACAAACATTAATTTGGTTTCAAACAAACGGTCAATTTATAAATC